ACTCCGGCATAGCCTCGGTCAGTTGGTAGTTCATGTCCTCACGAACACGTTCAGCCGCCTCTTCCTTCAGCTTGTCGATGGCACCAACGATCTCAGTCTTGACTGGCCCCTGTGCAGGGAAAGTCTCGATGATGGTATCTGACTGGAACCGAATAGCTGCCTCAGTCAGGATGGTGGAGTACACACCGCACGCACCGTTCCACGGTTCAGTACGCTCTTCGTACTTCATGCCAAGGACCTCCAAGCCCTTGACGAACATCTCCACCCAGTCCTTACGCGAACTGATGTCCCCTTCAATGTCCCCAATAAGGTCAGAGGCAAGCGTCTGCAGCTCGCCTTCATCCATATACTCGGCAAGGTTTGCGTCAAATTCTTCCGCTTTGGGGGCCTCAGGCATCAAATCAATCTCAACCCCATCAATTCCGATGCTTACAGCCTCCGGATCCTCAATTTCGATCTCAATGGCGGGTTCATCCGTCATGAGTGTGGGGCCAAAGGGCTCAAGTGCGCGATCAACATTCGTAGCCATGATTTATCGCCTTTTATCCTGCTGTCAATAATAAGCAGCACGTCTGCTGCTTTTGAAATACCGTTGTTCCTCTTTTTCATCAGAGGGGAGGCGCAAAAACCCGCCTTGTCTGAACCGCATCAATGCAAGAGTCGTTGCATCAACCAAGTCGTCGTGCTCCCCAGAAGGAAAAGCTGCAACTTCATCCATCAATTCCTCTGCCCAGCGGGTTTGCGGCACCCAGACTTTACCCGAAGCAATGATGTCTGAGACGGAATTCAGCCGTGCAATCTTGTCCTGCCCCCTGGATGGGGTGTATTCCTGTACTGGAATACCCATAGCTCGCAAGTCATAGATCAACGGAGCACCGGAGGCTTTCTTTTCGATCAACAACCCGTCTGGCTCCCACTCCCTGTATTCAGCCAGCACATCCTTCTTTAGATCAGGGAATTCAACCCGTTTTTTGTATGTGTTGAGCAGGATGATGTTGGGCGTGTCGTTGTCTTCTTCGTTGTAGAAAACGCCCCAAGTTGTACCCGCAGAATAGTCAGCACGCTGGTGCTTTTCAAACGCCGTGTCCCATGTCTGCAAAATGTACTCACATTTGGGGGGTTTTTCACTCTCCCAAATCTTCCACCAGTCACGCTTCACAATAGCGGACTCATTACCTACTGGATTTTGCTGGTACTGCGCCTGCCATTTTGAATTTGGAAGCTCCTCATGCAGGGCTTCAAGCTCCTCGATGGACCAAAACTCGGGCCATAAGGGTTTACCCGAGGGCATAATGGCTGGAAATTCGATCACTTCCCAGTCAGTTTCACCCCGAAGTGCTGCATTTTTAAGCACTTGACCCGTCAAATCCCGCTGTGCCCAGCGGGTCATCACTACAACAATGGCCCCACCCGGCTGCAAACGCTGACGGGGGCCTGACGTGTACCACTCGTACACTTTGTCGTACACATCTGGGTTGACTGCAGCCAGTGCAGCCTCTTGTTCGGAGTGTGGGTCGTCAATAATCAGCAGGTCAGCACCCTTACCGGTCACTGCACCCCCCACACCGATAGCAAAGTAGTCACCACCCTTGCTGGTGTTCCATCTACCGGCTGCTTTTGAGTCTGCTTGCAGGCTCAGGTCAGGGAAAATGCTGTTGTAAACCTCAGAATCGACCAAATTTCGCACTTTTCGACCAAAACCGACAGCTAATTCTGCAGTGTGCGAGGTCTGAATGACTTTTTTGCTAGGGAACTTGCCCAAAAACCAGCTTGGAAGCAGGTAAGAAGCAAACTCTGACTTGGTATGCCGTGGCGGCATGTTGATGATCAGCCGCTTTAGCTCACCTTTGGCCACCCGCTCAAAGGCTTCAGCCATTATTTTGTGGTGCCGACCGGAAATGAAGGTCGGCCAGACCCGCTCAACGAACTTGATGAACTTGGTCTGAGCTAGTTCCTTCTGCTTGAGCTTCTCTAGCTTGATCAACTGAGCCTCAAGCACCCGCATGTCGGCCTCCGACATCTTGTCGAGCACCGCAGGGATGTCTTTTAGACTGACTTCACTCAGCATCGGTGGGCTCAGGTGTAGGCTCAGGGTCTTCTAGCTGACTAATCAGCGGCTCTACGTCAACTACGTCTGCATTCAGCAGGCGCTTGATCCGATCCTTGATGCTGTTTTCCAGATCTGTGGATGACCTGTGAGTAACTGTGATTTCGCTGCGTTCTGTGAACAGACCCACGTCTGAGTGCTTGCCCAGCAACTCAAGAGCCTTGATCTCGATCTTTGGATCACCGCACGCTGCTAGCTCTACCAGCCGGTTCGTGATGAACGTGCGTGCTTGCTGAGCATCCTTGATTACTTGATGGTCGTACTCTGACAGAAGCAGGCTCAACTTCCTAGCAACTGCAGGCACCTGTAGAGAGCGCATAGCTCCCTTGTCCTTAGCACCCTTAATAAGTGCGTGGGCTGCGTGCTCGTCCTCTTCGGACATATCAATAGTTCCACCCAACTGCTCCAGCAGGCTGGCCGTATTAGCGGCAACCGCGAGCTTATCTTTATGGGTGACAGGCTCCTCGTCTGACTCGTCAAACGGGAGTGGATAGTCCTTGGTAGGTTCTACTTCGACCATATTGTGCGCAGCCCAAAGGGCGATTGAGCGAAATGTAGCACACGTAGTTAGTTTGTAAAGGGGGGTACGGGTCCCTTGACGGGGGGTGTTTCTCTATTAGACCCCTACCCCCTCCCACCCCCAGAAAAATAAAATGTACTCCGCTTTGTTAGGAACTCTAAAAATGAGTACCGGGGGTGCAGATTAGTGTGTAGGTGTTTTCCGGGTCCCCTTCTGTGGCCTTGCCCCTCCCCCCATCCGGTACCCCTTTTGCTTTGAACTAACAATGTTACCCCTGCCAGCGTACCCTTAATTATTGTTCACGCCCATACTTGCATTTTGCACCACACAATGGTATAATGGATGCAACAGATCAAAACCGATCTGTTGCGATCCCCGGCGCCTTCCGGGTGTGGAGTGTGTGATGACGAACGTGACGACACCGGCTAACAATGTTAGCCCTTCCCTTGTAGCGGCCCGTGAGAACTATGCTGATACCACAGTCCGTGGTTACGGCGCTACCAAAGTGTATGCGCAGGAATTGACCGATAACTTCGGAGTCGGCTGGTACGAGTCCGACGCCGATGATGCGGCCAAAGCTGGTGTGGCCGCTGAGAAAAAGGCCCTGTACGCCATGCTCAAGGCCGGCGGCCACACTAACCCGTCGGTTGCGTGGGCTCGCGTGGTCAAGGAGGCCAAGGCCCTGGACGCTGACCCTGAAGAGGGTGGTGCAAACCACACTCGGTCGCTGACCCTGCGACTGATCGAGGAACTGACCAAGCTTCACAAGGCCGGCATGAAGTCCGACACCAAGGGTGACAAGGAAGTGAGAGCCCTCGCGTATGTTGCGGGTGCGCTCGTCGAAATGGGCGTGGATATCGCCAAGGTGTAATCAATCGGGGGGCGAGAGCCCCCCTAACAATGTTAGGAACACACCATGTTTGAGATTGACGCACGATACGCTTTCTATGATGCCCCCCACCAAGAAAGCACACTGGACAACGATGCGCGACTACTTACGCCCGTGTCACCACTTCACCCCTTGTGGGATGACGTTCGGAGAGACTGGATGCGTGACTGGCTGATCGAGTGACCAACCCCGAACGAATGAAGCCCGCCGAGTGCGGGCTTTTTTGCGTCTAGCAAAGCAGTGGCTTTGCCTTTGGTTTGGTTGCCAAACCTTTGATGCCTGTTCTCGGGGCGGCGCTAGGGGCTAACTTTGTTAGATTGTCGTCAATCAGGCCACGATTCTATGTCTTCACGCAGCGTTCGTTTTGTTGTGGGTTGTTGCGTTTGTGGAAAAACGTCGACGTTCGTTTTGTTGACAGTTGGTGTAATTTGCTGCGTTTGTAAGCGTTTCAAGTATATGCGAAATGCGGTGGAAATAGACACATCGTACTCATTTACCACCGCTTCGATGTGGCTATAAACGTCGACTGGGATACGTAAAGTGACTGTAACATTTGCGGTTTTCTTAAGATTACTCACTTTGAATTTACCTAAAAGAGTTGATGAAGGTCTAAGTTTACATAGGAATGATGTGGCTTTGTATTAGGGTTTACCCTAGTTTTGGCCCTAACAATGTTACGTGTTATGCGAATGTTACGTTGTCGTTTTGGCGACGTAACACGCTAAGTTGTTGATTCTAAAGGGAAAAACGGCTAATGTTATATGTTATGCGATTTTGGGAAATTGAAAGCGGTTGGCGGGTTTTACGCAGCACAGCAACCCCTCAGCACCATGGGGGAAAAACTCCTAGGGGAATTCAATTTCTCTCTTTTTTCATAACAATATAACATTATCCTTTTTTTCCTTTCACATCAACGACTTAGCTTCATAACGCCTATTGTTATATGTTACGTTTCCACGTAACATTAGCTTATTTGTACTCTCAGCCTGCTTCCCACCCCATTTCGTACCCGCCCTGCAAAGTCACTTGACTTTTACAGTATTCTGTGGTATACTATATACAGTGGGAAAGCGTCCGCTCCCACACAGCCCTCAACTCAGGAGTACCTAACAATGTTAGCCACAGCCACCACCACTGCAAAGCATTTCGACAGAGCCGCACGCACAGCGTGCCCAACCCTTGTGTCTGACTGTGGGTGCCCTGTGGGGGCAACTCAGTTCATCCAGCACTTGCTGACATTCCAGACGGCTGAAGAAGCTGCTCGGAAACTAGGGGGCACCGTAGCCCAGCAAAGAGCAGTGCGTAAAGCACACCGTAGATACACACAAGCTGTATCTGCACTGAACGCTGCATTCCACAGCGCTGTCAAGTCCATCAACTAACTCAGGAGCCCTAACAATGTTAGCCCGCATCGGCAACCACCCGACCATCAGCCTGCTCAAAACGCTCGACTCCAACGGTCAACGCTTCGCTGACTACTGCACAACCAACGCCCAGGACCGTGCCACCTACAACTGGGACGACCCCATCACCGGCCAGCCCATAGCCCACGTGCGCTTCAAAGTCGGTGAGTGGATCTGCACGTGCACTTGGGAGGGTGACGAACTCACCGAGTGGGGCTACAGCCACATCACTGCTGACAACTGAGAGCTAACAATGCATTCACGAAGTGATAGGTTAGCTTGCAAGTACAAAATACCAGGGTTCAAGCCTGTCTACGCTGACCCGCCCAAGCCACACGTGCGCAGCACGCCCAAACCACCGTCCCTCAACCCATCACAAACAGGTGCACCACACGCAGCCAAGCCACCGACCAAGACCTACACCGGCACCGACTGCATCGGGATCACCACTCTGCACAAAAGCAACGCAGTCCCCGTCTTCAACCACCAAGCAGCCATCGACGCTGCCCACATGAGGAGATAACCATGAACCGACCACCACCCCACCCGCAGGACTTCCTGCTCATCCTCGTGTCCATCATCGCCATCCTGCTCATGCTTTTGGGTGTTATTTAAGGAGTAATAAATGCGGATAAAGAAGCCAAGCCTACCCGAGTGGAAGGAATGGGCCAATGAGGAATTGGCAAGTCTGTACTTTGCCCGTGCCGCCGTGCTGATGGATGAAGCCCTCAGTCCGAAGCGCAAGCGCAATACCTACCAACCACCACGCTCCCTAACATTGTTAGAGAACAACAAAGCAAGCACATCAAAGGAGAACTGAGCCATGTCCACTGCATTCCGCCGACTACCAACCCTTCGCTCATACGCGGAGGCGCTCAAGCACCACAACACCAGCACACCCATCCGTGGGCGTGCACCAGAACTGCGACCACTTGCTCAGTTCACCGCAGGGCGTAGGGATGCCGACAGGTTCAGCATCCGACTCAGGCTCAATCCATTGCAGCCCTGGAGCCCGCCTTCTGTCGAGTGCGTTTTGTACAAGACCCCAGTGATCACCTTCCACCCAGACAACACCGTCACGATAACGACGGGTACACATTACGAGCCATCAAGTTCGACGGCGCAGTTCATCCAAGAGATCCTGCCTTGCTCAGCATCCAGAACTGGGGGGCGGATCGTCCTCGCCGCACGCACTGAAAACAACCAGATCCTCAAGCACTCCATCGCCAAGGGTGAGGAGATGACCTTTTATCTGAACAACACCGAGCGCCCATCAAACCAGCACATGACGCCCGTCAACCCCGAGCCTCAGACAACTATCGTCATGGACCGTGCTGCTGCTAACAATGTTAGGGCTAGGTACGGCGAGTTCTACCGCTACCTCAAGTCAGCAATCAGCCTGCGCACGGAGCAGACAACCAGCAACAACCCAACCATCAAGACCACCATCGGGGAACTGAAGGGCGCACTGCCACACAAGCAAGAAGTATCGAGCTACTGGCACTTCACCGTGCCCACTATGGGCCACATGACAAACAAGCCAGCATTGGACGCTGCTGAGCCCCACACCAACCTCACTCCAGTAACTAGGCAGTTCAGTACCTATGACGAGTGGCGTGCTGCTGTTGAGGATTTCCTGCAACTCATCAAGCCCAACTCAGACCCACAGACTCAGGCTCAGAACTTCTACGCTGCATTCATGCACCTGCTGTACTGGTCAACCGGCTCCCTGTACTTCGGCACATTCCGCCCCGGCCCAAAGGATGAGAGCACAGCACAGTACGCTCACCCAGACGCAGTGCGCAAGTTCGCTGACGAGATCATCTTCAAGTACCACAGCAATGAAGTGTTCAAGCGCCAGCCCGTCAAGCCAGGGCAGGCACCAGGGGTCAAGTACAACAAGTGGGTGGACTGGACACTTTGAACGCACTTTGCACCCCACCCGAAAACCGCCTGGAAAATCACTTGACTTTTACAGTAATCTGTAGTACAATATAAATAAAAACGCTTGCAAATCCAGCAACCAACCCCGCCTAACAATGTTAGGCACATCAGAGAAAGTAGACCATGAGCAACCAAACTGAAATCACCTTTGGCAAGACCGTCTCCATCGCGGAGGCTGAGGCACTCATTACTAGCGTGCCCACAAATCGGTTCCACCTTCGAGGCGAGCCGGGTATCGGCAAGTCCAGCATGCTTGAGCGCATTGGCAAGAAGCTCGGCCTGCCTGTGGCATACATCGACGTGCCGAACATGGACTTGGGCGATATCGCCATGCCTGTAGTGGATCACAACTCACGCACCACAAAGTACTACCCAAATTCCCGCTTCCAACTGCACACCGGCCAGCCCGTGGTCATCATGCTCGACGAGTTCTCCAAGGGCAGCAAGCCCGTGAAGGACATGCTCCACCCCCTGCTGGAGGTGGTCAACCCACGCTTAGGCGATGTCCCCGTGCCGACTGGCTCGGTCATCTTCAGTACGGGTAACCTCAGCACTGACGGTGTCGGTGACAACCTCGCTGCACATACCAAGGCACGCCTGACTACTGTCACTGTGCGCAAGCCGTCGGCTGACCTGTGGATCGATTGGGCGTTGCAGAAGGGGACGATTGCCGAGGAGATCATCGCTTGGGTCAAGCGTTACCCGCAGGTGCTGGACAGCTACCTCGACGGTGGTGCGGGAGACAACCCGTACATCTTCAACCCACGCACGCAACAGGATGCGTATGTCTGCCCGCGCACGCTTGAGCTAGCCTCTAACATTGTTAGGGCACGTGCTGGGTTCACATCCGACGCGCTCATCGCAGCTCTGACCGGCGTCATCGGTGAAGCAGGTGCACGTGACATGCAGGCGTTCATTGCCTACGCCGACCAGCTCCCGACCAAGGAGAGCATCAAGGCCAACCCGAAGACTGCACCCCTGCCCACCATGCCCGGTGCGTGTGCGGTGACTGTGTTCAGCCTCATCTCCGCTGCTGAGAAGTCCAACTTTGAAGCATTCATGGAATACGTAGAGCGTATGGAGATGGAGTGGCAGGCTGTGTTCGCAGTCAACATCGCCAAGCTGGCAGGCAAGCAGTCAATCGCGTTCGCATCCCCTCGGTTCGCCAAGTGGCTGGCCGTTAACCAAGACGTACTGTGAAGGAGGCAGCATGAAGACGAAGACAAACGAACTGACCGGCCCCGCCCTTGATTGGGCGGTTGCAGTGGCGGACAACCTGCTGCCCAAGCACATCTCCTTCGACTTCACCCTCACGCATCCACTGGTGCTCGACGGCATCCAGTCCTACGGGCCATCGTTCATATGGAGTCAAGGCGGGCCGATCATTGAGAGGGAGCGCATAACTTTGGTCGCCATGCCAGATGGAACATGGCAATCCAAAGGGCGCAATCTACGGCCACATTTTCACAACCCGACCCCACTCATCGCAGCCATGCGCTGCTACGTGTCGTCCAAGCTGGGCGACGAGATTGACGTTCCAGAAGAACTAAGGAGCTAACAATGTTAGAGGCAACCAAGATGACCGAAGAGCGCAAGCTCCAGAAGGTGAAGATCACGCTGCTGCGCAACCCGCAAGTGGCTCTGCTGTCAGGCATCCTGATGGTTGGCAAGACTTTCATCTGTGACAAGACACCGACCGCTCGGACCAACGGGCGGGACGAGTGGTACGGGCGGGCCTTCACCAGGAAGCTGAAGGAGAAGGAGCTTGCCTTCGTGATCATGCACGAGGCCAGCCACAAGATGTACCGCCACTTGGCTACGTGGAAGAAGCTGCACGACGAGAACCACCGGCTTGCCAACATGGCGTGCGACTACGTGGTGAACCTCATGCTCAAGAACCTCGATCCGATGGAGTCATTCATGGCTATGCCTATGAAGGATGGCAAGCCGATGGGCCTGATCGATGAACGATTCAAGGGCATGAATGTCAAGCAGGTCTTCGACATTCTCAAGCAGGAGCAGAAGGATGGCGGTGGTGGTGGTGGTGGTGGTGGTGGTGGTGGTGGTGGTGGTGGTGGTGGTGGTGGTGGTGGTGGTGGTGGTGGTGGTGAGGGTAACAAACTCGACGACCACGACTGGGACGGTGACCCCGGCATGACCGACGAGGAGAAGAAGGAGTTCGACCGCGAGATCGACCAAGCCATCCGCCAGGGGATCATCAACAACCGCAAGCACGGCAAGGGTGCGGGTGATCTGGAGCGGGAGTTGGGTGACATGCTCAAGCCCAAGGTGGACTGGCGTGAGCAGTTGCGCGAGTTCGTCAAGTCCGTATGCGCTGGCAAGGACAACTCAACATGGCGGCGACCCAATCGTCGCTTCATCGGTGAAGGTATCTATATGCCGACCCTGGTGTCCGAGACGGTGGGCAGGGTGTTGATCGCCGTCGATACCTCTGGCTCTATTGGTGGGGAGCAGTTGGATGCGTTTCTCTCTGAAGTTGCAGGACTCTGTGAGCAGGTCCGGCCCGAGTTCGTCGATCTCCTGTACTGGGACAGCCGAGTCGCTGGTCACGAGACTTACGACTCCACTGCTACGCCTAACATTGTTAGCTCTACAAAACCAATGGGTGGCGGAGGCACTTCACCGAGCTGTATCACAGACTACCTCAGGGACAAGAAGATCGAGCCTGAGTGTGCTGTTGTCCTCACCGACGGGTACGTCGGCAGCGATTGGGGTGGTACGTGGCCTTGCCCAGTACTCTGGTGCATCGTCGGTGGCAATACCGTTGTCGCTCCGATTGGCAAAACTGTTCACGTTCAGTAACAACTCAAGGAGAAGCAAGATGACTATGGCAATCCTCAACATTGGCTACAACGGTTACGTCATGCCGTTGAAGGACGCAGTGGTCGTGGCCGAGATGCTCGGCAAGGCGGAGAGGTACGAGGAGAAGTACCGCTCGGGCGACAACACCCACCACATCTACTCAGAAACCAAGGAGAACATCGGCACCATCCGCCTGCTCTCTGATGCCTTCTACCAGGGGGCGAAGCTGGCAGGCAAGCCTGAGTAATCCTAACTATGTTAGGCATAACAAAGAACCCGTATCTCAACATTTAGCCACCACTGCCATCGTTTTTCAAAAACTTTCAGGAGCAATCATGTCCATCTCATCATCAGCCGTTCTCGTGTCCCTCAACATCTCCTGCTGGCCCGCGACCAAGCTTGACCGGGAGATCACCGACTCCGTCACAACCAACGCCAATGCCAACGCTAGAGCGGGTAAGTTCATGAAGGACTTGTTCGCAGGCACGAGTGTGCGTAAGGACATCGAGAAGAAAGCAGCGCACGTGCGTGCACACCACCTGCGCATGACCCTGCCGTGGGCAGACAAGGGCGACCGGCTTCTCACCACTGCTCTGTTCATGGAGTACAAGACTTGGCTCAACAAAGAGCAAGCCGAGTTCAACCAACTGTGCGACAACTTCTTTACTGCGTTTCCACATCTGTTGGTTGATGCCCCTGCTCAACTCGGCACCCTGTACCGTGCCGACGACTACCCGAGTCTTGACGAGGTGCGGGGGCGGTTCGCGTTCAGGTTCAAGTTCACCCCGCTGCCTGACTCGGGCGACTTCCGCCTTGACATACCCAACGAGGAACGGGCATCACTAGCCGCCGAGTACGAGCGCGACTTCAACGAACGCTTGGCCGACGCCATGCGTGAACCGTGGGACCGACTGCACAAGCTGCTCCAGTCCACATCCGAGAAGCTCACCGACCAGGGTGAGGAGAAGAAGCGCTACCACGAGACCCTCATAACCAATGCACAAGAACTGTGTGCATTGCTGACCAAGCTCAACGTGACGCAGGACCCCAAGCTGGAGGAGGCCCGCCGTCAGCTTGAACTAACAATGTTAGGGGCGGACATAGAAGCTGTACGCGAGAGCCCCGAGGTGCGCAGCAGCATCAAGTCCAAGGTCGATGCCATCCTTGGCAAGTTCGATTGGTAATTAGTAACACAACAGGAGAAAGCAAATGAGTGACGTCTCAAACATCCGTATTTACTCCAGCACGTTCAAGGAGGGGTACAACCTATTCGGCCAGCCGGGAGTGTTCCCGAGCAATAGTCTGCGTCAGACTATGGAGAAGAACCCTGACCGTGAGCTGTACTCACAGGCACACCTGACCGCAGTGCTCAGCAGGTTCATTGGCAAGCCGAATTGGAAGTTCGTGGCTAAGGATGAACTGTCTCGTAGCAGGGACGGGGAAGTGCTTGTGTGCCATGCGTTCCAACTCCAGTACGACAACGAGGTGCTTGGCAAAGTCAGCATCGACTACAAGGGTAGGGATTACAAGATTGCTATCTCTAACCACCGCATCAGTGCGGCCCGTGAGCGTGGGGATACGTATCACACGACGAACATAGACAAAGCCGTATTAGCTATACGCAAGTATTTCTATCCCAAGGGTAGGGAAGAGCGCATGGAGAGCGCCCGCAGCGCAGCCACGAAAGTTATCAGCAGTGAGGCTTATGAGAAGAGCCGCGCTAAGACTGTCGCATGGCATGAGGTCAACAAACATGCTGAGGAATTCGTGGAACTGAACATGGACTTGTACATAAGTCAGTTTCCAAAAGTAGCAGACAAGCTGGTGGTAGCCAAGCAGGCCAGTCTCGACATGCAGACTGTCGAAGACATCAGAGTTTCTTTCAATAAGGGTTCATCCCTACTTGTGGTACGCGATGGAAACGAGTACATTGTGCGCCAGGGCGATGAGGTTCAGATCTACGACGACAGCACGCTGCCTTACGAGGTGAGAGCCAAGCTAGGTATGCTGAAGTTGGTAGCAAATGGACAGATGATTTCTGATGTCGGATGCAAAGTCGATACAGAAGTCTTCGTGATCGCCCCGGCCAAAGAATAAAACAACTACACCCCTCTAACAATGTTAGGGGGACTTCACCAGATCAGGAGAAAGTCATGACCTCAATGACAAGGTTTACCCTTCTTCGCCGCGCCGTGCGGCTGTGGAACGTGCCCTACGTTCCGAAAGAAATCAATCGCCACAATCGCAAGGCCTGGGTCCGCAGCGTCCTGCGCCTGGGGGACCGCTGGCTTCTAGCACAGCCAGTGAGGAGGGCAGGGCAATGAACAAAGATGACGCTCCGCCGCCCGCTGAGGCGGCAACCGAGGTCGGTCAGGACGAGTCCAATTTTTACGGGCTAGAGTTCTGGGACGCCCCTGAATCCTTGGGCAGGCTGGTGGTGCTTGGGCTGTGCGTTGTTGTTCTTGTTGGTGCGATTGCGTTCGTTGTGGGGGTGTTGGTATGAGCGACCGCGAATTGCTTGAGGCCGCTGCAAAGGCGGCGGGGTATTGGGCCGCTGAGTTCAACTGTCCTGCCAACCTTCCGCACAAGAACTGGAACCCCATCACAGATTCCGGCGATGCCTTTGAATTGGCGGTGAAGCTGCGGCTAACCATAAATTGTTCGTACGACGATGTGACTCTTTGCGGGCAAGAGTTTACGCAAAAAGAAGTGTTCATCGAGCGTAATGGTGAAGACCCTCTTGCCGCCACCCGCCGCGCAATAGTCCGTGCAGCAGCAGAACTGGGGAAGGAGATTAAATGAACGACATCCTACGCTGGGCCAAAGAGGCTGATTTGTGGATGACAAGTGACGAACGGATTGCTGCTGTTGAGCGCTTCGCCGCCCTTGTCCGCGCAGATGAAAGAGAAGCCTGCGCTAAGGTGTGCGATGACAGAGCAATGCGTCATTACAACAGCGAAGCTGAAGAAGAATTAGAGGCGTGCGCCGCCGCCATCCGCGCAAGGGGGCAGGAAGCATGAAAGTCACACTTGAATTCAACCTGCCGGAAGAGCGTACCGAAGCAGAACTGGCTATGGCTGCCGGGGAACTGTACTCCACACTTAATCAAGTTAACCAGATTTTGAGGAGTCTCCTCAAGCACGGTGGCAACCCGGATGACTTGATACCCGAATGCCGCGCTTTGATCTCTGATGTTCTCGGGAGGTTTGAATGAACGTAGAAATTAGTGAAATTGTGCAGGTCAACCCAGCCAAAGAAATGTTTGGTGGTTGCATGGTGGTTGTAACAGAACTCAAAAGTTGGGGCATTCAAGGATATGTCCAATCTGCTGGAGTCCCGGGGCAACAGTACATTCGCCTGAAGTGGGAAGACATAGAGCCAACAGGTGGAAAAGCGGTATGGGTGGTTGGGGGCGTGGCATGACCCGCCAATCTAAACGCAAGCACCGCGTGCTGCGGGTGATGCTGGACGACATTCGCGCTCGGCAAATGCTGGACGATCTGATCAACAAGGTCAACGCAGCAGGCCGCAAGTTCGGCTTAGGAATGGCGCAGGCATACGCACAGATGCGTGCAGATCCTGAATGGCAAGAAAGGAACAAGGTATGAGCGACCTGATTACCCTACCCCGCGCCACGGTGCAGCAGGCGCTGGAGGCGTTGGAGAACAGTTCGCCGGACCAGTACCCAGAAGACGCTGGCGTGTTCTACGATGCTAAGGACGCCCTCCGCGCCGCGCTGGAGCAGCAGAAGCCCCCACCAGAAGCCCAGACCGAGGCCGAAAAGATCGCCTACTGCGCGGGTTGGTGGGCTGCGATCGAGCAGAAGCGGGAGCAGCCGGTGCAGGATGTTCCCGAAACAGATTGCGGGAACATGCAAGTTGAATGGGCAGACATCCCCAAGGAGTTCAACGACTGGTGGGATGCAGATCGTCTGACGCAAACCAATCCATTCCGCGAGGATTCACCAGCTTATTGGGCATGGGAGGGATGGCAAGCACGGGCCGCGCTGGAGCAGCCGGAGCAGGAGCCCCTGAGCAACGAGGAGCTTGATCGCCTATGGCGTGAGCCTATGAGCGCAGATTGGGAGCACCGGGAATACGCCCGAGCGGTCGAGGCCGCGCATGGGATCAAGGAAAACACAACCGGAGCGAAAAAATGTATGAAAAGATGATAGCCGCCATTGTGCGAAAGACTCAAGAACGAATGGAGGAGATTGACAAGTCGTCTATAACCACGTACCAGATGCTGTACTCGGAGGGGCGTGCCAAGACGGAACTTGAAACGCTGCGCAAGGATGCCGAGGCCGCCGAACTGCGCCGGTTGCATGCGGTGAACGGGGAACTGCTGGAGGCGCTGAAGGCCCTAACCGCTGCGCCGGACTTGAGCACATACGGACTGGCTTTGCACAACGCCCGCGCCGTCATCGCCAAAGCGGAGGGGGAGGTATGAGCCGCGACGACATCATCAATCTGGCACGCCAGCACGGCAAACCCGTGCAAGAGCAGAACGCCGAAGTCGAATACCTGTTCACGCTTGAGGGCGTCAACGCGCTGCTCGCTGCCGAGCGCGAGGCGTGTGCGAAGGTATGTGACGCAAGATGCATTGCAGATGGATGGGAGGGGTGTTATGCAGATGAATGCGCCGCAGCAATCAGAGCAAGGGGGCAAGAGTGACCGAAACCGTGCTTACATGGCTGTCTGGGGCTGCGCCCCCACACGGATCAAAGTGCATTGTTCTGTGGAAAGGGCTAGACCGAATCCATACCGCTTGCTGGTACGAGGGTCTTCCTCAAGGAGATTGCTGGGTAACCAGCGCAGGACGTTTCGTGAAAGGCATGGATGAAGTAGAGATGTACGCAATCCAGCCAGATATCAGTCTTATAAGGAGAAAGCATGACCCACTGGAAACTTGAGCAGCTTGGTGCTGACAAGTACTGGCTGTTCTACAAAAGCGGCGATGTCTGGTTTCATGCGTACACATGCACCAAATCAGGTAACGCCATCTTCACTTTGGATGCGGCTCTGGCAAAGATAAAGGAGTTGGCATGAACTACCTACCCCAAGACTTCGTAGTTGTGAGCGAAAGGGAAAGCATGACACCTATTGATTTTGTTGTTTTCGACGGCGACTCTGCCCCGAACGATCCCGTTTACACACTGGCAGAAGCCTTGCGTAAACCCGTTGTGGTGATTGGCCCCTATGGTCCTATGAAGGTGCTTTCGTATTACATGCACGAGGGGCAGATGGTGTTGGAGCTTGGGGAAATTGAATGAACTACCTACCCCAATACTTCGCCCGCTGCGTGAGCAACCCACTGCTTGAGCAGTGCAAGACATGCCAGCGCAATATAAACACCAACCCTCCACGGGCCTGGGCAGAGCACCAAACGTGGATCG